ATAATAATCATCAGACCAAGAATAAATATTCCCCTCTTCTGTTATTTCCACATCTACAAATGTCTTCTTCTTTTTAGAAATAGCACTCCAATGACCTGCACTTGAATCTAATTTCAATGGCATGATTTCATCATTACCATTCAAAATTTCATTATCATCCAAAGCTGTTGAATCTCGATTCTCATCGGTAGCCAAGACTGTGTCATATAAACTCCTAGCAAATATATTCTCTTCAGCAGAAACAGAACCAAGAGGATTATTAAAGCCATATTTATTAGCTCTTTTAAAAAGAATTTCCTTAGACTTTGGTGAAGTATCAAATTCATCTGGGAACAACTCATTGTCATAAGCATATGAATGCACCTTCTCAGAAGATAAATTTATGTTATTTTCCAGCAAGTCACCATCTGGTCCATAGAAAGCACCAAGATGTTTAAAGCCAACCTCATCTCCTTCCCAGTACTGTTCAGTATATGGTACACACTCTGGCGGGTCATATTCAACTCCTTTGTTATTGATTAAGGAGAGAGCCTCTTCTTTGGTTACTATAACCATACCTCCCTGTTGTCCACATCCATTTACATGAAATCCAACAATAGTATCATTGAGCATGTAAGGAGTACCACACATACCACTGGCTGTTTCAATATCCAAGGTTAAACTCTTAAATCTAGTTTGTGCTACTACACCTTTCTCTCTGACTTCATCTAGTTGAACGACGGCTATGCTGTCATCACAAGGGTTTCTATGTTTACCATAGGTTTTACTAAATAAGCCTACTAATTTATGTCCATATCCAGCTAGGCCATCAAGCCTCTCTTTAGTGACTAGCATTGAAGTCCTGTCCCTCACACTTTGTTGTTGAGGTACACTCACACAACAAACGTCCTTCTCTGCTAATCGTCTAACAGTACTAAAATCCATTTCCAAATACGCATTGGCTACTTTGATATAAAATTTCGTATAAGATTTTGCATAATGGTAAGGTATTAATAAATTAGTAGAATTAACAAGAAAGCCAAATCCTATAGGTGCTGTACCTTTTTCCTTATAAATGGGAACTAAATTGTTATCTAAGATACTACTATCACCTGTAAAGGCTTGCTCCTTGATTGTTTTGGCAACTACATTCTTTTTAGGTGGCTTTCTAAAACCCTCACGTAAAGATTGTTCGTCTATAGCTCCAACTGTCCTTAAGTATGAAAAGATGTCTATCCAGTATTTATGTTCTTCTTCATCATATTCTCCAAGCTCATCCAAACTCTTTATATACAAGTCCTGATCTGTTGGTTCAGACAAAAACATGTAATGAGGTATACTCTTACTGTGTTTATAACCACATATTTCTCCTTTCTCTAACATTTTTAATGCATGTTTTGGGAGTGAACTTCTAGGTGCCTCTATCAACAACTTCGCCATCATATCACGATTTCCTTTTCGCAAATACCACTCTCGATAATGTGTTCTCAAAAAATGAAAACTCTTAGAAACAGCATCAGTCTTGTAAACAGCATAAATTCCCATACCACCAAGCAGAAGAATTAATCCACTGCCTAGTATGTACTTACCATACTCTCTAAAAACATGTGTTGTTTTCTCTACTACCAAATTTATTCCCTTTTCTACACTATTCTTCCAATTAGATTTAATGTCGCCATTGGTAAAATTGGCGTTCAGAAAGGCAAACCAAAGACAATTAATGTCATACACATTAGTAAGAGAATTCACATAATCAAAGAAAGTATGTTCATCATGCAAATGTACAGGATCTATTTTTACTCGTTCATCCTTTGAGTGAGTACTAAAATATCTCCCAAGATATTCCCTGATATCCTCAATCTTATTCTTCCTATAAAGGTTGTAATAAAAGTCTGCCAAAATCTTCGACTTTTCTTCGACATTTTCTATACCACATTCACAGACTGGATTCCAACATGTGGTACACATTTTTGAGATGTCATCACCCTGCTCCTCTACTTCGAGTCCTTTTTGATATCTGTCAAAATTCTCCTTTCTTGTCTGCATATTACTCAAGATCTTGTTTTTCATATGAGTGTAAGAAACTGATGACTCACAATGACTTGGGCAACCAAAGTTGTATTGTCTAAATGAAAAGTAACGGTCCAAAACATCATCTCGGTTTCTGGCTCCATCCAAGTCCTCAACTAAACTCTTCATGTCCAATTTTCCATCTTTAGTTCTTTTACATTCTACTTTGTAAGCTATTGGGAAACGCCTATAAATGGCTGATTTATCTCTTATCTCATTAAAGTTTTCTACAGTCTCAAAATTAGTAGATGCTATAACAACTGAAGACGTAAAATGTCTACCCTTCTCACTAAGATTAGCCATATTGACTATTGTTTGTGCTGTTGATATAAGTTGTAAAACTGGTAGAACTGTCTCATAAGTTCCTGAGAACGCATCATCCCATACAACAATGTCCTGTTTCCTGTAACCATCCAAATACTGACAATTGCCTGGTGGCAAAGAGTAAACATAATCTGGTATCCTCTCAAGACCGACGCCCTTATGCTTAGATCTTACTAATGCATGCGATAATTCAGTCATAATAAGACTCTTTCCTTGACCACTCTTTCCACTAAGAACAATTCCAAGTGGTTCCATCCTAGCCACTGCTGTTAATCTATTCCTTTCAAGTTCAACATATCGGTCATTAACCTCTCTGAAAAAGGTATGAAAACCTGGCTTAGAATTAACTTCTACAATATGTTGGTACTTGGATACAATTTCATAAATTTCGTAGAATTCATCCTTGTTCTTTCCTGCATAAATTTCATCTGTAAAAAATTTCGCTCGCTTGGCATTGAGCTCTTTCCTTGCCTTTTCCATTTTAGGCAAAACCTTATCAATGTGTTCTGCACCCTTAAATAGATTTGATATAGTGGTCGTGACTCCCTTAAACACAGCAGAAGCCACATTTGTAACTATTGTTCGTCCAAAAGCCATACCTTGCATGTTGAGAGTCTTATCAGAAACTTTAATACCACATATACCTAAAACTCCTGATATAACTGTTTTGACTATTTGTTCCAACCAACCATTTGGGTTGTTCTCATCGTCAATCTTCTCTGTAATTTCTCCCATTGATTCAACCTTATCCTGCACATTATCTTTAAGATCTTTGAAGAAACTGATGACATCATCAGTAGCTCCCTGTTCTTTGATTTCAAAGTCATCCTTTTTTTCTCGTAGCTTAACTTCCAATTTAGAAACCAGTTTACGTAGGAACTTATTCTTAATGATAATAAAGCCTATAAGTGGTATACGAGCCAAAAAGCTGTAAAAGCCATCCTTAAAGACGTGCAAAATATAGTCAACCAATAATAGAAAAAATGGCTATATCATATATGAGTTCTTCAAATTTCTCATACTTCTGCTTTATTTTCGAAATTCCTCCTTTAAGAAGTTGTTCCCAAATCTTACCAGTAATCCAACCTTTTACACTCTTGATTCCCCTGGTTAAATAACCTGCAAAGGCGGCTTTCGCTTCTGAAGCCTTTTCCTTTACTGATTTCTTTTCATCACCAGCTTGTTCACTTAGTTCGTCTGGGTCGTCATCATCTTCACCCTCTCCAATGCTTTCGAGAAGAGCCTCTATCTTTCTTCTTAACTTTTTATCATCAATGACTGCTGCACCTTTGGCAGTTGTTTCGGTTATTCCACGCCTTGGCGCAGAGCAACAGTCATCTGTATAAAATTTAGAAAAAGTTGGTGGGCCTGGGTTACTCTCAACATCCCCATCAATGGTTAAGTCCTTCTTAAAGGTATGAACATTAATAGCCTCATCTCTTGCTGTTGTAGTTTCCACTAATACAGGAGGAGGTATAGGGTAATACATTCTAAAATCCTCTCCAACACTTCGAGTTAAAACTATAACTCCATTGTCACTTCCAGATCCAAATCCTTCAGTAGCTTGTATCAAAAACTGAAGTTGTCCATTCTCACTTCCTGGTCCTGCTGTCGTGTTGTCAACTATACTATTTCCATAATACTGACGGATAACACTAGCAGAATACTGAGGAAATTCAACAGTCTTCTGTGACTCTCTTCCTAAATGCCACACTGTTCCAATACTTGGATATATGTAACGAACATCTAAACCATTATTGGCGTCATTAATATCAGTGGCTGTCCAGGCTACCTGTGAGCTAAGAGGATTGTAAATAGCAAACATGAGAATCTTGTTTGTATAAACAAAATCCGACTGTGCCGTCACTCGTACACTTCCTGAATTGAAAGCATACATTCCTTCTATAAAACTGTGATTAAATCCTCCATATAATGAACCATCCTGAAAACGTCTAGCTTGGTTAACTTGAATAGAGGTTGTTAAATTTATAGTAGCTCCTCCTACTAAGTCCTGCCTCTTCAAAAGTTCAATTGCTTTAAAATGAACCTTATCAAGATAAGGACTATGAGATTGACCTGAATCTTCTATGGCTGACACTTCAACATGTTCATCTATTGCTTGTCTTGGCATCTCATTTTGTCTTGGGGCATCACCTTCCTCAGTATCTTCACCCTGTAAAACACCAGTCACTCGTCTTACTGCATATATAGGGTCTAGAGCTCTCAGAAAAACTGAGCACTCTATATCTCCTTGGACGGTTCTTAATTGATTCCATATATATAATTTAACCTTTCCAATTCTTCTTCGAGTAGGATTTGTTATTACTCTAGCTACAGCTGACCATGGTACAATAAATTTAGCCTCAGTTTGTCCATTAAAATTTAAATCTACATGTGGCAACTGTGCGGAAGCACTAAAAGATGCCCAAGTGTCCAAGTTTTGTCCATTCCCATATGGTTGCAGAATATCTGTTATGGGTTCATAAACTACTCTTAAACATCCTGCTTGAAATGGGGTTGTGGATAACTTTACTGTTACCTCAAAGTCAGACCTGTAGAAAGCATGGTAACCTGAAATACCCTGAGTAGCCAACTGAGCTATAAAAATGCTAGTAGGTAAAGGCACGTCTGCAACCAAAGTCCCAACGGTTTGTGAGGCTGTAATACTAATGTTGTTCTTAACTAAATATTTCCTATCAAATATATTTGTAGTATCTGCTGTATCACTGTCACCAACAACCTTAGCATTGCTTCCTGAGTCTGGCCTGTAATAAGTAGGCACAATGACAGGTGCTTTCATAGCTGCTGCTCCAGATCTATCATCACCCTGTAAACGAGCTGGTGGTGACAAGACAACATTACGTCTCCACTGTCTATTTTGTCTATACTCAAAATTAGTAGGCAAGGTTAATGGTCTGGGTACCTTGTATTCAAAATCATTACCAGCAGACAATGACACATTAATGTCAATAGCACCAGGCACATTGGCGTTAGCGGCTTTCAATTTATTTTGAACAAAGACATAAACTTCTCCTATTGATGTATTAGCCTCTGGACTATCTATGGTATCACCCAAACCTACTGGTCTAGTGTTATTAATGCAATAATCCAATGGATAAACAAAAGGTACTTCGAACCTAGTTGAATTAGCTACACTAAGATCTATTGTAACACCCTGTAAATTCCATGCCTCGTCAAAAGTAATATTTGCTGTCTGTGGGTCTGGGTTGAAACATACAAAAAGCTGACCTTGGTGAAAATGCGTAGGAAAGGTATCAATATCAAAAGCTATAGTGCCTCTCCAGTATTTGTAATACAAACCAGCTGCCATTAACATATTTGAATCATAAGCTACTCCAGCAGTTCCCAAACCATACTTCAGACACAACATAGGCGTGACCCTATACGATGCCAAAAGTGTTCCTGACTGTTCACTGGTATTCCAAGAAAGTATCTGTATTCGTGATGGTATCTTAATACGTTGATCTAAATCAACAAATGAATCTGCTGATACAACTTGACTACAATCCCTATTATAATCTGACTTATCAAAGCCAGTACTATAGACTTCCCTTGGAATATTAACTGTATTTATACTCTGAGCTCCAGCAGTATGTACAGCTGGCTGATCGAAAATGCCAGCCATACTAGTTGATCCAGAAACCAGTTCTCCTACTAAAGGAGCAACCTTATCAATAATATTAGATTCTTTATCTGCATCACCCTGAATCTCTCCAGTAATCTCTACACTTCTTCCTAGCTTCCTATTAATTTTCTTGGCTATCAACTCAATTTCACTGACCACATCTTTTGTAACAGGTATAGCGTAGTTGCACAAATCTGATGATATAACATGTAAACCTGCAAGTTCTCCTTCTATGTATACTGGTTTTCCACAGTCCCCTTTCACTGTATCCATCTTAGGATATTCTAGTAGGGTTTCTCCCTCAAACAACTTCAACAATGGTTGACTAGCTGATACTCTAACCAGTTCAACATGTCCTTTCTTACTTCTACCACCAACATTAACATTTTTCTTGGCTGGTTCTATAGTGGTAATAACATCTCTAACTCTCCCTGTACCTCTACATACATACATGTCAGGATAATATTCCAATATAACATCTCTCTTACCATCATAATTATGTTTAGTAGTAATACTTAAACCTTCACTTATTTGAGTGTAAATTGATGCCATGTTTTCATTAATATTATTTGACACGGATTCTGTTTTAAATACTTCATTAAGAAGCACATCACTAACACAAGTACCATCACACGAGTACTCAACATCATTGCTCATTTGCTCCTCTATTTCTCTAAAATCTTTAATTGCAGCCATGTTTTCATTAATACTATTTGACACGGATTCTGTTTTGACTACTTTACTAGAAAGCACATTTTTACTCCTTCCACTTACAAAATCTAATTCAGAGGTAGTTTCCTCAAATACATTGTCTGGTAGTGCCTTAAAAGTATGTTTAGTATGATTTTCGCGTAACTCCTTTCGTGAATGAGCATAAGGACAACCTAATCTTTCACACTTGTCTTTAAAACGGCACATTCTCGTTCCTGTAGCACCACTCCCTAGATTTAGAGGTTTAATATCTTTCTCCTTATGTATAAACGGACAATTCTCACGAAGACAAGGATTAAACTTACACTTCTGACTAGTTGTAAAATCTAATTCTCCTAAATGCTTCATGCCACACTTCCGTTTACACAAAGGTTCATTGCAATATATATTAAACACTGGTTCACCAAAAGAGGGGTGCCAGTAATAACAAGCTCCTTCCTTTCTATACGGGCATTTCCCACCATACTTACACATTGCTGTACGGTACTTAGACCTATCAAAAGTTGACTTCTTAGCTTTTGGCTTATCCTTCCCCTTCTTTTTCTCAGGTTTCTCTCTGTGAACAATATCGCTAGTGTCCAATTCCCAAGTATCATAGTTGTAAACTCGTTGAGTGTTCCACTTGGGTCCGGGGTTTGATTCAACATCCCCACTTAACAATAACAAACTTCTCGCTAAACTAGCAAGTGACCTGATGATAACCTTGCTACAAATTTTTGCAAACAACTTGATAACAACTTTTTCACAAATATTAACCATATTGATTTCATTAAAACTAATAAACAAAGATTCTGTTATAAATACACTTAACGTGCAAACAATTGGAGATGGCCGAGCCAGTTCGCTCCAAAAAGTGGGTTGCTTGTAATTGCAACATAAAAGAGCGGACGCAAAGCCTCCGTAGCTGCTAGGCGCCCTAACTTCGATATGGGAAAACTGTGTCCCC